GGCGGAACTGCCCACAAGGTTCACAAGGACCTGCAGGTGATGATGCCGCTGGTGTAGGTATAGGTACTTCATACTCAAGTCCCAGCAGATCTGGTTATAATACTGCTTATCAAAACACCTCTAGTAATGTAAGAATCGTCTACATAGGCGGTCACGGTTCCGTTGACTATATATCTGTATCGCCCAACAATAGTAGTTGGTACACAGTTTACAACACTTCTGGCGGCACTGGTACGTATGAGATGAACCATACAACCCTTATTGTCTCACCCGGACACTACTACAGATACTCTGGTACTAGCTACGCATACTGGGTTGAATTAACATAATGGAGAATAAAGAAATGATAAATCAAACAATAATAGAAACTGGGTTACTAATACCTGGACAGGGTTATGTGCAGGCGTCAGGTGATTCTGTTGATTTGGATAATTACCCAGAAGGCACTCAGGTAATAGAGGTGAAGCCATCTGCGTTTCATAACTTAGAAGGTACAACATGGGTATTAGATGAAGCTAAGAAAATTGAGGCAGAATCTCAACAGGTTCGTGCAGAGCGTGCCAATATTTTATCTACTGTGGTAGATCCTCTTGTGTCTAACCCTCTACGCTGGGATAGCTTAACAACAGAGAAGCAAGACGAGTGGGCTGCTTACAGGATTTCTCTGCTAGACCTTACAGAGCAAGCAAACTTTCCAAATAATATAATTTGGCCTACTAAGCCAGAATAATTAATATAAAACTAAGCAAGGGCGTAACTTAATTGTTGCGCCCTTTTTCTATGACTAGTAAACAACTTATAAAAAGAATATTAAGTTTTCAAAGCAGTTAATCAACTTGCGTGACCCATAAATAATAATGGGAACCCAATGGTTTCCGCTTTTTTCGCGAAAAGAAGGAGCTATAAAACAATGGCACAAAGAAAATTTATTATTGACGGCGGATTCACAACGAACGCTGACTCAAGCCTAACAGGCAACTTGGACATGACAGGTCACATTATTCCAACAGTTGATTCAAACGGTACAACTGGTTATGATCTTGGTTCACCTGATTTCAAATGGCGTGATCTTTATCTATCACAAGGTTCATTATACATTGATGGACAAAAAGTTATTGAATCAAACAGCGGTACAATCGTTGTACAAGCTGATGCTGGTCAATCACTAACAACTAAAGTTTCTGGCGCTGGTGTAATGACACTAGAATCAGCAACAACAGTTAATATGGCAGCTACAGTACAAATGCAAACTGGTAAGAAAATTACTGATCAAGGCGGCAACGCAGTTGTATTTGGCGACAAAGTTGACATGGACAACAATCAAATTATCAACGTTGGCGTACCAACAGCAAACGAGCATGCAGCAACAAAAGCATATGTAGACAGCTTAGTTGGCGGCATTTCAGAATCAGCAATTACAGCTGGTGACTCAGAAGTTGCAATCGCAGACTTAGGTACTGGCACAGTTGGTATCACAGTAGACGGCGTACAAAAACTAGCACTAAGTGCAGCAGCAGCAGCTTTTACTGTTCCAGTAACAGTTAATGGCGCAACACTTGCTAACGAAGCATACGCAGACCAAGCAGAAGCAGACGCAATTGCATCAGCAGAAACATATACAGATAGTCGTGAAACAGCTATTACAACAGCATACGAAGCGGCAGACACTGCATTAACATTAGCAGTACAATCAGAAGCATCACGTATTGACGCAATCATGTCAGCATCAACATCAGATGCAGATACATTTGCAGAAATCGTAACAATGATTAACTCAGTTGATACTGTAAATGACGGACTACTAGGTACAGAGATTTCAAATCGTGTATCAAGCGACTCAGCATTGCAAGTTAACATTGATTCAGCAAATACACTACGTGCATCAGGCGATGCAGCACTTGATTTACGTCTAGACGTAATTGAAGGTACTGGCGTAGGCTCAGTTAATAAAACAGCAAATGATGCATCAGCAGACGCAACAGCAAAAGCAGACGCAGCAGAAGCGTCAGCAATTGCATCAGCAGAAGCAAAAGACGTAGTACGTGCATCAGCAGCATCAGCAGACGCAACTTCAAAAGCAAATGCAGCACAATCAGCAGCAGAAGCAACAGCATCAGCAGACGCAACTTCAAAAGCAAACGCAGCACAAGCGGCGGCAATTGCAGCGGCATCAACAGATGCAAGTACAAAAGCAGACACAGCAGAAACAGATGCAATTGCATCAGCAGAAGCAAAAGACGTAGTACGTGCAACAGCAGCGGCAACAGACGCAACTAACAAAGCAGATGCAGCATTAGTAGCGGCAGAAGCAAAAGATGTAGTACGTGCAACAGCAGCGGCATTTGATGCAACTACAAAAGCAGACGCAGCACAATCAGCGGCAGAAGCAACAGCATCAGCAGATGCAACAGCTAAAGCAAATGCAGCACAAGCGGCGGCAATTGCAGCAGCAGAAACTAAAGCAGACACAGCAGAAGATAACGCTATTCAAACAGCATCAACAGATGCAACATCTAAAGCAGATGCAGCACGAGTGGCGGCAATTGCAGCAGCGGCATTAGACGCAACTTCAAAAGCAAATGCAGCAGAAACTAACGCAATTGCGCATGCAGATGCAGAAATTGCTGGACTAATTGATGCAGCACCAGGTGCGCTAGATACACTAAATGAACTAGCAGCAGCTATGGGTGATGATGCAAACTTTGCAGCAACAGTTTCAAATAACCTTGCAGCAGAATCAACAGCTCGTGTAAATGGTGATGCAGCAACGCTAGTATCAGCTAAAGCATATACTGATACAGAAGTAGCAACTGAAGCAACAGCAAGATCAAATGCTGATACAGCATTAGATGGTCGTTTAGATGTTATTGAAGGTGCAAACACTGTAGTAGGTTCTGTAGCTAAAGCACAAGCAGATGCTATTTCAACAGCAGCAAGTGATGCAACTACAAAAGCAGACGCAGCAGAAGCAGATGCAATTGCATCAGCAGAAGCAAAAGACGTAGTACGTGCAGCAACAGCATCAGCAGACGCAACATCTAAAGCAGATGCAGCAGAAACTAACGCAATTGCATCAGCAGAAACATATACAGATGGTCGTGAAACAGCTATTACAACTGCATACCAATCATATGCAGATACAGCAGAAGCAGACGCAATTGCATCAGCAGAAGCAAAAGACGTAGTACGTGCATCAGCAGCATCAGCAGACGCAACAGCAAAAGCGAACTCAGCAGAAGCAGATGCAATTGCATCAGCAGAAGCAAAAGACGTAGTACGTGCATCAGCAGCATCAGCAGACGCAACATCTAAAGCCAACGCAGCATTATCATCAGCTAATTCATATACAGATGGTCGTGAAAATGCGATTACAACTGCATACCAATCATATGCAAATACAGCAGAAGCAGACGCAATTGCTACAGCGGCAACAGACGCAACTAACAAAGCAAATGCGGCACAAGCGGCAGCGATTTCACAATCACAATCATATGCAGATACTGGTATTGGTCAACTAGAAGCAAGTTTAACACACTTCCATAGTTCATTAGTAGATGTAACTTCAGCAGTTTCAGCAACAAACTCGTCAAGTTCAGTAACTTTTACATTCAGTGAGTTATCAAACGCTAGACATTATGTAGTATTGCTAAACAGACTAATACTAAGACCATCAGAATATTCAGTAAGTGGTACAACACTAACTATTCAAACTGGTGTATTATCAACAGACGATGAATTAGAAGTAACAGGTTTTAGTTCATAATAATTTTTGGCCAACGGTGAGGGGTTAGAGACAGCCCCTCACTTAGTTCGCAAGAACAGTGGGGAATACAGAGTATACCTTTCGCGCCAAACAACTCATAAAACAGGAGAGTTAAAATGTCATCAAGAAAAGTAAAACACAACGGTTCACAAACAAAGTTCTCGTTTAATAAAAACAAAAAATACAAATACGACAAATCAGGTTCACTGGTTGAAGCAACAGTTATCGCCGATGACGATATTGTAATTTCAGGCTCAAAGTCATCTCTACGTAGAATGGCTGACATGGAGCGTAACATCTCAATTCTAGCAACAAAACTTACAACAACAGACGGTGAAGCATCAGACGACAATGATGATAGCTTTGATACAGTTGTTAACAAAGACACTAAGTTCAAGAAAGATGTGCGACTAGGTAATGGCTCAAGTGATGAAATTGATGTCGTTGGTACATTAAGTATTGAAGGTCCATTAACATTGGGTACATCAGCTAAAGAAGCAATTCAAGACGCAGTTGTTTCACCAATGCTAACAGGCAATACTGAATCAGGTATTACTGTAACATATGATGATACAGGTAGTGAAATCGACTTTACGGTTACTTCAGCACCAAAATGGTCATCAGCACGTACTATTACACTTGCTGGCGATGCATCAGGTTCAGTATCAATTGACGGTTCAGCTAACACAACACTAACAGTTGCAGTGGGTAACGATTCTCACACACACGATACTCGTTATTATACAAAAGCTCAAGTAGATGCAGCAATTGATGCAGATATCAACGCAGTAGTAAATGCAGCACCAAGCACGTTAAACACACTTAACGAACTAGCAGCAGCTCTAGGCGATGATGCAAACTTTGCAGCAACAGTTAACAGTAGTATTGCAGGAAAAGTTGCTAAAACATCAGCACAAGCACTACGTGCAACAGATGCAATTACAGTTTCAAATGATACAATCACAATCCACAAAGGTGACGGTACATCAGAATCAGTAACAACAACAGATGCTAACTCAAACACATACTTAACTGGCGCATCATTTGCAACTTCTACAGGTGTTCTAACATTAACTAAGAACTCAGGTTCAGTAACAGTTGATCTAGACGGACGTTTCCAACCAGCAGGTTCATATGCAGCATCAGGTACTAGTATTGTAGCTGGTAACGGCTTAACTGGTGGTGGTACACTAGCAGCATCACGTACAATTCACGTTGGTGGTGGTAATGGTATGACAGTAAGTGCAGACGGTATTGCAATGAGTGGTTCATTCACAGGTAGCTTTACAGCAACTGGTGATGTAACAGCTTATTCAGATGAATCATTAAAAACTAACATCCAAACTATTGACGGCGCATTAGGCAAAGTTGAAGCAGTGCGTGGTGTTACATTTGATCGTATCGCAGACGGCTCAACATCAACTGGTGTTGTTGCTCAAGAATTGCTAGCAGTTCTACCAGAAGCAGTACACACAGACGCAGACGGCGTTCACTCAGTAGCATACGGTAACATTACTGGTCTACTAATTGAAGCAGTGAAAGAACTTTCAGCAGAAGTTAAAGATCTAAAGAAGTAATTTTTAATTACTAATAATAGAAAGAGGGGCATTATTGCCTCTCTTTTTTTATGAATATAAATAACTATATGTCCAATATATCAAAACTTTATAATCATAGTGAATCATTAAAGAAATATAATTTAACTAGATCATCTGATGACCGGGTAAATAACTTATCGCTTGAGTGGATACCATTTGAAGATTTATTAGTAACTCAAAATCAACTTGATACTTTTGACCCTAATCATGTAGCAGATATCTGTAAAGAATATCATCCAGCAATTGTTAGAACTAGTAGTGTTGCACATATAGGTGACAAATATATACTATGGGAAGGACAGCATAGTGCCACAGTAAATTGGTTAGCTGGACTTAATAATATACCCTGCATAGTATATAAATGTGATAATTTGGATTTTAAGCAAGTACCGTCTATAGAGAAATTTGACAACGGCCAGTTAGCTGATCTAATTGCAATGTTTGTTGAAGATTCAGGCGCTAAGACACTTGATGATGTATACCATCTTATAAAGCAATATGATAATTTTGTATAAATACATATATAAAGTGGAGATATGATGTGGCTTTTAAGGTTTTAAATAATGTAGTAATCACAAATACAAGTGATGTAACAAATACCACAATTGATACAACAAATGTATTAGACGGTGTAATAGTAGTATCAGATGGAACAAATTCAACTTCCATAAACAGAGGGCAAACACTTACCTTTTCAGGCACTAGTGCAACTTCAGTAACTGAATCTAATGGTGTTATTTCAATTGATGCATCAGGAGAGGTACCTACTAACATTAGTGCATTTGTAAATGATGTTGGATATATTACAAGCGAAACCGATAATCAAACATTAAGTTTTGTATCTCCTGATTTAACGATAAGCAATGGTAACTCTGTTGATTTATCAGCATTGCAAACTGACCTAACTGGTTATGCAACCGAAGCATATGTAGACCAAGCAGAAGCAGATGCAATAAGTTCAGCAAATATATATACAGATTTTAGAGACGCTACCCTGATTGGTGATAGCACAGTTAATGGTACTATTGGTAATACAATTAAAAATAGAATTGATGAAGCAGAAGCAGATGCAAATACATACACAGATGGTCGTGAAACAGCAATCACAACTGCATATCAAACATATGCAGACCAAGCAGAAGCAGACGCAAACACATACACAGATGGTCGTGAAACAGCAATCACAACTGCATATCAAACATATGCAGATACAGCAGAAGCAGATGCAAACACATACACGGATAGCAGAGAAACAGCAATCACAACTGCATATCAAACATATGCAGATACAGCAGAAGCAGATGCAATTTCAACATCGGCAATAGACGCGACATCTAAAGCAAACACAGCAGAATCAAATGCAAACACATACACAGATGGTCGTGAAACAGCAATCACAACTGCATATCAAACATATGCAGATACAGCAGAAGCAGATGCAATTTCAACATCAGCAACGTTCGCATTATCCGCTGCAAACGCAGCAAAGGCAGATGCGAACTCATATACAGATGGAAAAACAACAAAGTCATATATCGATTCACTAGGAATTCAAGCATCTAGTGTTAATCCAAACAGCGTAACACTTGGAACAGACACCACTGGTAACTATATTTCAACTATTTCTGGCACATTGAACGAAGTAGAAGTAATAGGAAGTGGAACAGAAACCTCAAATGTTACTTTGGGATTGCCCAACAATGTAACAGTGGGCAATGATTTAACTGTAGGCGGCGACTTATTTGTTACTGGTACCACTGTTAGTATCGGCGCAGCTAACCTTAGTGTAGATGATAACTTTATCTACTTAAACCAAGGAGACGCAATCGGAGATGATGGAACAATATTTACTGGTACTGGTTTAGATGATGCCTCTTTTGAAGGATATTTCGAAGGTACAACAACTACAACGTATTATGTTAGAATTGATAGTGTAGGAACTCCTGACACTTTTGAATGGAGTAAAGACAATTTTGCAACAACTGAAGCAACTGGTATAGCGATTACAGGTGTCGAACAAGACCTTGATAACAACATTAAATTTCATGCTAGTGCAACAACTGGGCATACATTGGGAGATGTTTGGAGTGGCACAGCAGCACCTTTAAATATTGACACTGGTATTTTTAGTAATATCAATACAGGTACATCTGCACCAGGATACACACACGTTGGTGTATTTTATGATGCAAGCGCATCATCTTGGAAAGTGTTCAGTGAATACGACCCAGAACCAAATGGAGATATTAACACTGGTGATGCAAGTTTTGTATTAGGTGAAATGGAAGCAGATTGTTTTGTTGCAAGAGAAGTTGAGTTATCACAGTTACCATCAGTAGGAAATCATGCTACTAACAAAACATATGTAGACGCTGCTGACCAATCATACCAAATAGCAAACAATTTATATGCAGACGCAGTATCTGCAAATGCACTATCAAGTGCGAATACTTACGCTGACACAAAGTTAGATGCTACTGCTAATGCAGTAAGTTCTAGTAAATGGAATACAGCTAGAACAATTACACTTGGCGGAGACTTATCAGGCAATGTAAGTATTGATGGTAGTCAGAACGTAACATTAACTGCCACTGTTGCAGATGATAGTCATACTCATTCAATTGCAAATGTAACTGGATTACAAACTGCATTAAATGGAAAAGTAGATGATAGTCAAGTATTAACCAATGTACCAGCAGGTGCAGTATTTACTGATACGAATACACAACGTGCAATTCATGACACTCCAGTAAATGGTGCAACAACAACATCAATTAGTTCTAACTGGGCATTTGATAATGTTAAAACAGCAGTACCAGCAGGTGCAGTATTTACTGATACAAATACTAACAACTACATATCTGGTGCTACATTCAGTACTGCAAATGGTATACTAACATTAGAACGTTCAGGATTATCTAGCTTAACAGTTGATCTAGATGGTCGTTTCACAGACAACGTTTATGCAGATAATATGAATCAGAATGTACGTACAACTGATTCACCATCTTTTGCCACAATAAGAGCAACCAACTCTACTGATGCTAGCTTAACATCAACTGGACATGCCTTTCAAACAGGCTCAACATCTGGTCAGAACATAATAATTGACACTAATGAAATTATGGCTAGAAATAATGGAGCAACAGGCAATTTACACCTGCAAGGAGAGGGCGGCCTCATCACGTTTGGAAATAATACAACTAACAAAGTACACATCGACGCTGGAGCAATTACTGCTACTGGAGACATAACAGCGTATGGTACAATTTCTGATATCAGACAAAAAGAAAATATTGAACGTTTGGAAAATGCACTAGACAAGGTTCATCAATTAAATGGATATACATTTAATTATCTCAATCGTGAAGATCGTATGACTGGTGTAATGGCACAAGAAGTTCAAGCGGTATTGCCTGAAGCAGTTTTTGAAACTAATAAGATAGAAACAGACGACGGAGTTGATCATATATTAGCAGTTAGACATGGTAACATGGTTGGATTGTTAATCGAGGCAATAAAAGAACAACAAACACAGATTGAAATGTTAAAACAAGAGGTTGACAATTTAAAAAATAAAGTGTAGACTTAACTACAACCTGAAATCGTATAAATATAGATGTAAGCGAAATGCATACATGGCTATACTCTAGCCAAAATAATTTTTAATTAGCTAATTAAAATAAGAAACTGAGGAGTTCAACATGGCATTACCAGCAACGGGATCGACGATCTCAATGGGCACAGTACGTAATTACTTTGGACTAAGTGGAACAATTTCACTAAGTACATTAGGTAACTACATTTCCCCAAGCGTAACGAGCAACATTAAATTATCTGCTACTTTTGGCGGATGGCAGAATCCTAATTCAACAGGGTCATCATAAAGATCAAGAGCATTGTCAAATTTTATTTTGACAATGCTTTTTGTTTGGTTAAATACAAACACAACAACAATCATAACATTGTAAACTCAAGCACAGGAGAAAACTATGAGTATTAGAACAAGATTTGAAATCGAAACATTTCTGTTAGGGTCTCACCCAACAGTAGCAAGACAGGCCATGGCACTTAGTGCAGAGCTTGAAGCAGCCAAAGCTGGAGGTCATCCAGATCTACCAATTTTAGAAGCAGTTGCAAAAGACTTTGAAGCGGCAAACGGACCAATGAGTGGTCTTGTCAGTTCAGTAGAAGAGTCAGAAGAAGAATACTGGGTACAAAAGCTAGCTCGATTAGCAGCAATTGATATCTTAACAATTGGCAAAGTACAGCCAGAACACATGAATTATATGGCATCATTAGGTGACGCTGCTTTTGGCGCTTGCGTTAAAAATGCATCAGCTTTAGCTAAAACATTAAATGACCAAGTACGTGAAATTGAAGCTGAATTAAGCTCAGAATTGGCGGACTAATATAATTTAAAATGGTATCAATGCCAAAATATTATACTAAAGAATCAAATGCAAAAGTTGCGATATGCATCCCTGTGCGTGATTCAGTAACAGCTGCGTTTTCTTTCAGTCTCGCCATGCTTATGAAAAAGTGTGGTGATTCTGGATTAAAAACAACGTTACACATGGTAATGGGAAGCGAAATTGCAAGCCAACGCCAACAATTAGCACAGCAAGCACTTGAAACTGATTGCAGTCATATTTTATGGTTAGATAGTGATATGACGTTTCCTGCAAGTATATTAGATAATTTACTATCAAGTAAAAAAGATATCATAGCGTGTAATTATAGTACACGAGTCAAACCTTATCGTCCAGTTGCATTTACTAGCACAGTAGATATGGATGAAAGACTAGAAGAAAAGAATGGAATACATCCAGTTGTAGCAGTTGGATTTGGGTGTATGTTAATCAAACGATCTGTATTTGAGAATATGGATCTTCCTTATTTTAGTGTAGAATGGAATAAAGACTATACTAGTTTAACAGGGGAAGATCTTTACTTTTGCAACAAAGCAAGATCAAGTGGATTTAAAATATATATCGATTGTGATATGAGTAACAAAATATCACATATTGGTTCGACTGCATTTACATTAGAAAGTACTAACAATGATTAATTTTAACAAGTCTGAGCTACTATCATATCGTGGCCAAAATGTTGTTACACCTTGGGACAGACTAAAAAAACATATTTTCCCTTCATATCCAGTACATACTTGTCCAAAGATCCAAGATTCAAATAACTTACTAGAAGTAGCATTACGTTTTGTTGACGAATCAGACATGGTATGGATTGTTGATGAAGACGTTAATGTTGTTGACGATTTTCCATGGCATTATAGACCAAGTGCCGAAGGAAGACATATCATCCATGAATTTCCAAAAGTAACAAAGAGAACCCGCAAGGCAATGGGTTACGGTGATGTGAGATTGGTACCAACAGGTGGCGTTTCAATGGGAACCGTAAAAAATAAATTACTAGCAACTGTTCAAGAAGCTGATTTCGATATTGTAATGATTAGTTATCATGAAGCAGAAGCAGACCAAAAATTCCAAGCACTAAGTGCTAGATTTCCTGACGTTAAGCACGTTAAGAATGTTACTGGTATTGGCGCAGCTCATAAAGAAGCAGCTAAATTAGCAACTACTGAAATGGTATGGATTGTAGACGCTGATGCAGATATCCTGCCAAGTTTCAGTTTTGACTATACCCCTCCTTTAAGTAGTAGAAAAAATACAACTTATAGTTGGTTTGCTCGTAACCCAATTAATGGTCTAGAATATGGATATGGCGGTATTAAATTATTCCCAAGACAACAAATTTTAGACATGGGGCATGCACTTCCAGATTTTACAACTGGTGTTAATTTCTACCAGCCAGTTAAAGATGTTGCTAACATTACTAGCTTCAACAAAGATCCATTCCGTACATGGCGTAGTGCTTTCCGTGAATGTGTGAAGTTATCAAGTGGCATTAATCCAAATAATCCAAGTGCTGACACATTACAACGTTTAGAAACATGGACTACTGTAGACAATGGCGCACGTTTTGGACGTTATTGTATTAAGGGTGCTATTGAAGGTAAAGCATACGGAGAAGAGTTCAAAGACGATCTGGACGCATTAAATAAAATTAATGATTTCGAATGGTTACGTACACTATTTGTTGCTAACATGAAAAAGCAAATTAGATAAAAATAAAAGCAGCATTACGCTGCTTTTATTATAATGACTCAATCCAATCTGTTCCATTTTTGGGACAGTTTTGGTATATTGTTCTAAGTTTCTTAATTATATCCTTATTATATAATTGTGCTTTTACACCTGGGTGCAATGGCCTTGGCCAGTTGTTTATTTTAACCCAACAATATCCATCACTTTCATTATTTAGAACTGGAATAAATTCTTCAAATACAGCAACTACAAATGTGTTGTATATGAATTTTTTATCTGGACTAGTAAAAATATTAAGTGGATAAACTTTTTCAACATCTGGAAGCATTCCTACTTCTTCATCTAGCTCACGTAACAGTGCTTGGAGTGGGGATTCGCCTTTATGTGCTTTCCCACCAAAAAACCCCCAACTGCGTGGATGGCTACTTTTATCGCTTCGTTGTTGTAATAGAATGCGTCCACTGTCAACAGCAAGAAAAACACATCCACTTGCATTTAACATTTATAGATATAGCCTCCAAAAGCCTTCGTTGTAAATTCCTTCGTAGCTATTAACCCATTCAACACCATTCCATTCAAATTGATCTTGAGTAAGTAAATTTAATACAAAATGTGAAGTATCTGCTTGTGTGCTACTCGTAAAGCTTAATACCCAATCACTGCCATTATATTCAATAATGTCGTGAGCATTGCCTTCTACACTTCCCCATTGTTTAATATTGGCATGTGTAAGAAGATAACGTTGCCCAAGCTCTGCATCTGGCAATGTGCCATCTCCAGGAAAATTTATTACTGGATTAACAATGCCATTGAGCGGGGCTAATGTATTAGCTGGCAATGTGTCAGCATCAATATCTACAATTAATTTATTTGGATTATTATCATCATACGCAAGTCTTCCAATAATATCTCCATCTAAACTATCTGGATCTTTGTTTTTCTTTAAACGTAATTGACTGATACCTTCACGCAATTCTCCAAACGGTTTCAAGTGTTCTTTCCATTCTAGAATTGTACCTGTTTCAGGATTAATATTACTTCCGCTATGTGCTAGCAAAGTAGCCTTGCCATCTATATATTCAAGCTTCCTTCCTTCCAGTGTTACAATAGTATATTCTAATGTTGACTGATCAAAAGGCAATCCTTCTTTAAAGTCGTCTAAGTTATTATCGTCTAAATTATACAACTGGTTTAATACAGTATGGATAATTCTTTGATGTTTAACCTTTGCAGGTGGATTAACAAAAATTGGAATGTTAAATGTAAGTGTAGCAACATCAATAATATCATCAACGCTATTTCCAACACTGCGGCTACTCCATATGATATTGGTCATTTCAACATAAGATAATGAACTCCAATCAAATGCATTATCTGACGTTTTAATATCTAATGTTGGATTGAATAATACTAACAGTTGTTCTAATAATTGTAATTTTTGGTGCGTGTTTGATGTCCACACATCGCAGTTCATTGTTAAGTTATATGGCACTGGCATATGTCGTTCAATAGTATAAGTATTTCCTACCTCATTTTCATATTGTCCTAATTCATTTACTTTTTTCTCATAAACTTGCACTTTGTCAACATGTTGCTGTTCTACTCTACGCTCAGGTGCTAATGACAAATCAGTAACATAGCAACTAATAAAAGGAACAGTGTTTGTAATATTTTCACTGTTTTCTCTTTGTATATGCGCAGCCATGCGGTTAATATCACCATAGCGTACAGGTACTTGTAAGAACATTGGAAGTTTATCTTCACCAACTCCCATTTGCACACTGAATCCACTAAACAGTCTTATAAACTGTTGAATATATCGTCTAACTTGTTTATCGTAAAAATATTGTTGTGTCATTATTCAAAATCACTCTTTGGTTTAATAACTTTACTAATAGCTTGGCGCTCAGGAAATTCTTGGTTATCAATGACAGTAGTTGATTCATTATTAATAAATCCACTTGCATTATACGTTCTATCACTCCAAGTTACATCAGTAACATTGTCATATAACCTATGCCAACGGCTTCCGCGGTATACATATAGTCTATTAGGGTTAAAGTCATTTCTTATAAAATATTTGCCATCGTTTGGTTGTTGTGGAAATTGATCACCACTGTCTAATACTTCACCATGATTGTATTCTGGCTCTTCATTACTATCTTTACCAAACAAATGTTCTATTAGCGGAATACCTAATGGATCAGCCGCTTCAGCACTCGCTACAATTGCATTGCTAATGTTTAATTCTGTTTTATAACTACTAATTTTGTTCTTCAAGCTATCTGGATCTTCAGCAGTACCTAAAATATCAGCATACTCCTGTGTATCTGTAAGTGGCGATACTTTAACACGCCAAATATGTGAAAACCACGTTTGGCTAAAACCTTCACTACCGCGGTTAGCATCTGTAACTACATAAAATTTATTAACAGCATCACGTTCATTATCTAACAATAATTCTTCTCTTAGGTGAGGCAATTCAAAAACATCACCAGGCATAATTTTACGCCCTAATTTCTCAACCATGTCATTTGTATGAAATGTAATAAACAGTGTGTCGTTAGTTAGGAATAATCCAAATTGACTTAAATCAAAGTCATTATCACTTACATTATATACACCACGCAAATCATAAATGTCTGGATCATATTTACGATCTCTGTTTTCCATAAACAATAAATCTTGGATATTAGTTTCGTCAATAAAACCTTCAGGATTTATAGCTTCGCCAGTTATATAATCAACTTCAAGTCCACTTCCATAATTTGGTTCACTAGGATCTTGGCTATCGATTCTTTCTTTAGGCCCAAGATACTTGTGAATATGTATCGCAGTGCCACCAATATCAAACTGTTCACGTATATTTCTATCCATGAATTTATAGTCATTTCCCTTGTTTGGTTTATATAAACTTAGTCTTGGCATATTTTTTTCCTCTTATATGTATTTAGCTATTGACATTGGTTTAAAAATGTATTATTGTCATTACATAGTTTGTAATAGGAGAAACACAATGGCTGGCATAAAAGTACCAAAGAAGTCTAACAAACAAAAAGTAAATCGTAAAATGGGGTTTCAAGATCCAGTATTTGACGGTTGCGAACGTTGGACTGGACAAAAGTATCATACGTATGTCCGTAAATTTCAGTGGCTTTACTATAATCAAGCAGATGCTAAAGATGTTGCACCTGCAATCTTCCAGTGGATGAAAAATGCCAATTATGATAAAACGCAGATCGCTGCAGCAAAACGTGCTAAGTATATTAGTCCTAATGTTGCTATTCAGTGTCGTTTACGTAATTTAGGAATGCCAAGTGTACATGAAAAGGCACAAGAATATTGGGTGTCACTGCCAGGTACTGGGACAACCACACCACGCCCTGTAGACGAATACATTGCAGAAATGCTAGAAGCAGCTATTGCTGACGGCATGGCTAAAAAAGAAGAAGTCGCAGTTGTGCAAGATAAAAAGAAAGACGTATATAAGCCTACTATACGTCAAATAATGTTTGAAGCTAGTCAGGCAATGACAGAGGAAATTGAAGAGTTTGTAGATGACTTTATACGTAATAGTAAAGTAGATACGGCAGCTCTTAAAAAGTTTGCTCCTATTAAAATGTTACATAAGCATGGTGCAAAAGCTAATCATGCACGTATTGTCCGTAAGTTTTATGAAAGCGAACAAGCTGAAATGCAACTTATTTTAGATATGCCAAACAAAACCGCACTCAAAACAATGTCTGATGCTGAACGTGACAATTGGGAACAAATTGCTGAAGGTTACGGACATTTATCAACTGCATATGTTAAAGCAAGTCTAGAAATGTATAATAAAATTACTAATGCATGTGACATTATTATTGCAGAGCAAAAGGTAAATCGTAAGCCTCGTAAAGTTAAAGAGAAGTCAGCAGACCAAATTATATCCAAGTTTAAGTTCAAGGCTAGTGATCCAGATTATGGTATCGCAAGTATAAGTCCCACAAAACTATTAGGTGGTGTTTGCGCAGTTGTATTCAATACAAAGAACCGTAAACTAGGGTTGTATGTAGCTTCTGATTCAAATGGATTTGGCGTTCGAGGTACAACATTGCTTAACTTTAACGAAGAAACAAGTTTACAGAAAACAATCCGTAAGCCGTTGGAAGTTTTGCCCAATTACAAGAAAACAACCAAAGCAAAAGCAGTTAAGCAGTTTGAGTTCTTAAAAACTACTGATATTAAGCTCAATGGACGTTTCAATAACGATGTTGTGTTACTAGCAGTGTTCAAATAAACTAATAACATCTCCTACTGTTTGGCATAAATACATGCAGTAGGAGATATTTTCATGAGTGCTATAAATGATTTAATTAAAGAAATGGAACTACGCCTTGGTGGCGGAATGGTTGATGTAGAACTTGACCCAGAACATTATGAACTGGCGGTTAAAAAGAGTCTAGAAAAATACCGTCAACGTGCAGAAAATGCAGTTGAAGAAAGTTACGTTTCATTGTCATTACTAGCAGACATCAGCGAGTATACATTACCTTCCAATGTAATTGAAGTTAAAGATATCTATAGACGTACAACTGGAGTAAGCAGTGGTAGCGGAAATGATATTGAACCATTCCAAGCAGCATATATTAATTCATACTTACTAGGTTCAGCCCGTAGTGGCGGACTAGCATCATTTGATTTCCTACAACAGCATCGTGAAACAATGGGCCGTTTATTTGGTGCAGAATTAATGTTTACATGGCGTCCACAAGACCATAAACTTATTATTCATCGTAAAATTAAAGCTGATGATGAATGTATTCTTGCCGTATATAATTATCGTCCAGATCAAAACATACTTGAAGATACATATGCTGGCCCATGGGTTAGAGATTATGCATTTGCACATGCACGTTTAATGTTAGCCGAAGCACGTGGCAAGTTTAGCCAAATTGCTGGCCCACAAGGTGGCACTACAATGAACGCAGACCAATTACGTACTGATGCCCAACAAGATATTGACAAGCTAGAAACTGAGCTAACATTGTATAATGATGGTAGTACTGGTTTAGGCTTTGTTATTGGATAAACCCCCTATTAAATGCTAACATAACTCTGTATCAGCCCCTTTTCTGCCCATCTGCTATAAATACAGTTAGGATTATTATGATATAATTCTATTACATGTAAAAGAAGAGTATTAAAAAAAGGAGACTCCCTTATGGCAAATCTAGTATCACCTGGAGTACAGGTTAGCATCGTAGACGAGTCAGTATACGGATCAGCAGGAGCAGGCACAGTACCAATGTTATTCATTGCAACTGGTGCGAACAAAGCAGATCCAACTGGCACAGAAACAATTGCAAAATATACAAAACCAGAATTTGCTGGTAAACCAGTATTGGTTACATCACAGCGTGAGCTAACACAATTTTTTGGCAACACAGACTTTCGCACAGTATCAGGTACCGTGCAACAGGCTGACGAAACAAATGATTATGGATTGTTAGCAGCTTATTCATTCCTAGGCCAAGCATCAGCAGCATATGTTGTACGTGCAGACTTAGACTTAACAGCACTACGCCCACAAGCATCAGAACCAACAGGTCCTGCAGCAGTAGGCACAAAATGGTTAAACCCATCAAACACAGACTTTGGTATTTTTGAATACACAGCTAATGGCTGGTCAAAGCAAACACCATCAGTAGAACTAACAACAGCAAATGCAGCACCAACTACAACAGTTGTAGACGGTACATACCTAGTAGCAATCGATGTTACTGGCTCAGTAACATCAATGAATTATTTCAAAGGCGTTGCAGGCTCATGGGACGTATTGGATGCAGGCTTTGCAGATGACGTAACATTTGCTACTCACTATAGTGAACCAACATCACCTACAACAGGCGATGTTTGGGTAAAAATAACTACACCAGGTTCTGGCGTAAGTGTTGATATCCGTGAATATACAACAGCAGCAGCTGATTTTGTTGCTCAAGCAGTACTATATGCAAATGACTCTGGTACAGCACCAACAGGTATCTCAAGTGATATAATGCAAGACGGTTCAGCAGGCGCAGCACGTTCATTAAATGAAGGTGATTTGTGGTTATCAGTAGCTGACGGCAGTATTACTATCAAACGTTACGCAAGTGGCGCTTGGGGCAATGTTGAAATGGCTACACAAACAGCACAACCAACTGGTAACCCAGTAGACGGTTCAATGTGGTTTGATGCAGACGTAGACGAATTAGCTATTTACGAAGTAGCATTAGACGGTGGCGTACAAAAATGGAAACGTGCAACTAATGTAGCGTATTCATCATCAGCACCAGCAGTTGGCGCAGTAGGCGACTATTGGATTGATACAGATGCAGCTGGTTATCCAGTAATTTACCGTTCAAATAGTTCAGCATGGGTTAAGAAAGATAATACAGATCAATCAACATCAAACGGCGTTGCATTTGGCGATATTACTGACTTAGATCAAGCAGCAGGTACATTCCTAGCAACTGAGTTAGAAAATGGTCCAAATCCATTAATATTCCCAGTAGGTACAACAGGCATTAACATGTGTCGTTCAGGTGGTACTGTTCGTGTATACGACAGTTCATTAGCAACAGCATGGAAATGGCGTAACCTAGCAAGCAATCAAGCTAACGGCGCAGGTTCATTTGGTGCATCAGCACAAAGAGCAGTAGCAGTTAATGCAATGCAAGCAAGTGCAAGTAGTTCAGATCTACGTGAAGATAACATTCAATTCCGTCTAATCGCAGCACCTGGTTATCCAGAAATGTTCGATGAAATGACAGCATTAAATGCAGATCGTAACGAAACAGCATTTGTAATTGTTGATACTCCACTAACACTAGCACCATCAGAAGCAGTAGCATGGGTACAAGGTACTAATGCAGTAGAAAATGGTGTAGACGGTCTAGTAGGTAAAAACACATATGCAGCAACATACTATCCAAGTGTATTAGCAACTGATCCAACATCAGGCGCAAGTGTAGTTGCACCAGCATCACACTCAATTCTATACACATATGCATACAACGATAATGTAAGTTTCCAATGGTTTGCTCCAGCAGGCCTAACACGTGGTTCAGTACAAAATGCATCAAACGTTGGTTATGTAAATGCAGAAGGTGACTTTGTTCCAGTATCACTAAGCCAAGGCTCACGTGACACAATGTATGAAGCAAAACTTAACCCAATCGCAAGATTCCCAGCAGAAGGTATTGTTGTATTTGGTCAGAAAACACTAGCAGCAGGTGCAAGTGCATTGGATCGTGTTAATGTAGCACGTCTATCAGCTTACTTGCGTGAACGTTTCGAAGTTATTGCTCGTCCATACCTATTCGAACCAAATGATGAAGGCACACGTAAAAACGTAAAAGGCACATTTGTTGGCTTTATGGGTAACATTTTGTCACAACGTGGTGTATATGACTTCGCAGTAGCATGTGATGAATCAAACAACACACCAGCACGTATTGATCGTAACGAGCTATGGGTAGACGTAGCAATTGAGCCGACTAAGTCAGCTGAATTTATCTACATCCCAGTACGTATTGTTAATACAGGCGAATTATAAGCATTACGCTTAAATTATAAAAATAAAGTAGGGCGGTATTATCCGTCCTATTTTTTTGACTAAAAAGCATAAATACATTATATAGAATACTTTAATAAGGAGATTGTTTAAATGGCTATATTACAAAATTTTGGTGTACCGGTAGGTGCAGACTCAGGTACTACATTAATGCCTAAACTACAATATCGCTTCCGTGTAACATTTGCAGGAATCGGCAATAACAGTAAAGCAACAGTAGTAGCAAGAAATGTTGTGTCAGTAACACGCCCATCATTAGATCATGATGACGTAACAATTGATACATACAACTCAAAAATTCGCCTAGCAGGCAAACACACATGGCAAGATGTTACTCTTGTAATTCGTGACGACATCGACAGTGGTGTTATCAAAGAACTAGGTGCTCAACTTAACAAACAAATTGATCACGCTGACCAATCATCTGCAAACACAGGTGGTGACTATAAATTTGGCATGACGATTGAAATGCTAGACGGCGGCAACGCAGGTACTGAAACAGTTACTGAAGTATGGGAACTAGCAGGTTGCTTTATTCCAAACATTCAGTATGGTGACCTAAACTATGCAACGAGTGAAGCAGTACAAATTACTGCAACTATCCGTTATGATAACGCATCACATCACGCAGGCGCAACCGCTTCTGAAGGTAATGATATCTTATCAACTAGTGTAGCAGTAAGTGCAAGAGCATCGTCAGTATCATCAGGCGGCGGCGCAAGATAAGGATTAATTTAAATGGGCAACTATTTAGGTTCTTTAGCGGCTACAACATATAACCAATCTTCAAGCGGAGGGAGCGATAACAAGCTCCTTCCAAGAAGCCGTTGGGATTTTAAGACGATTATCTATCATAACGGATCGTCGGTTCCGTCACCATTGGTGATTGAAAGAATAAGTGAAATACAACTTCCAGGTAGCATTTTACGAACAACTACTCTTAATCAATATAACAGAAAAAGAATAGCGAATATTGGCGTAGAGTATACTCCAATATATATTAATGCTTATGATACTCGCGATGCTGAAGTAGAAAAGTTTTTAGCTGAATATATGGCTTACTATTATAATGGTGGCCCAATGAATTCGGATGGAAGCATTGAGACTAATTATTCAGATATAATTACTGAAAATTTTAGTACTAATGGCAGTCAAAAAGGTCTTAATATGGTTGATAAAAAATATTTTATTGAAAAAATTGAGATTGAACGTGGATTAAATAGTGAAGCACAAGATCCTCAAAATGTAATCACAGTTTATAGCCCAATGATTACAGGTGTAAGTGGAGACACATTAAACTATAGTGAAAGCTCAATGGCCCAAATGCGTATTGAAATAGCATATGAAGGCTATGATGTGACATCTAAATAACATGGCACGTAAATTCCAAAGTGGAGAATATATTCCACAAAACCCTCAAAAGTATTTAAGTAAACGCCCTCCACATTATCGTAGTGGATGGGAATTAACAGTTTTTCGTATGTGTGATAATCATCCTGCTATTATTGGATGGGGAAGTGAAACACACAGAATACCTTATAGAAATCCGTTAACTGGAAAAAACACAAATTATGTACCTGATATACTTATGGTATATCAAGATAAAAAAGGCCAAAAACATGCAGAGATGATAGAAATTAAACCTAGCTCTCAAATACTTGGCGAAGCAAAAAGTCAACAAGATAAATTAGCAGCAGTTGTTAATGCAGCGAAATGGGAAGCGGCAAGAGCGTGGTGTAAATCACAAGGACTTGGGTTTCGTGTTATAACTGAGCGAGAAATATTTAATAAGCCTCAGAAAAGCAAAAGAAGAAAAAAATAAATAACACTATATAAAAAGGAATATTTTAATGATCAGAGAAATAACACCAGAAGATGCTGTTGATAGAATCTGTACTATTGATCAAATACCTTATGACATAGAAAAGTTGCAAAAGTTTTATGAGAAAGTTAAAGACCATGCAGTTGACTACAGCTCATTAAGAAAACGTGCAACAAAAGGATTATTCAAGTCTATTAAAGTTGATGACTTGGAAGATGGCGGAAGCTTTTTACATTATCCTGAAGTAGCAGAATTGGTAGAAAAATTTAATCCAATTACACAACCAATTACGCATGGAAATATTGCAGTTACCGTATATCAGCCAGGATTTCTATTCCATCCACATATTGATTTTAGTAGAAGAAGTTGTATTATGTTTCCAATATTTCCAACTGATGGCGGAGCGTTAGTAGATTATTATGATAATGAGATATTAGGAGAACAGCCAAAAGTAATGTCACACGGCCAAGGAGCCGGTGAACATGATGAAGAATACTATCTAGGATCTTTTAGATATTCAAATACACATGCAAATATCATGAATGTAGAAAAAGTGCATGGTGTTAGAAATGTAGGCAGTGTAGCTTCTGAAAGAGTGTACTTGCAAATTAGTATATATGATGATTATCAAACATGCATGGATAGAATGAAGCCGGGCGAGTTTTTAAATATCTAATGCCCTATAGTATTACATTAAGGTATGCTAGAAATACAGGACCTTGGGATAGTTTAAACCAGGAGCGTGATTTTATAGTAGCATATAGTCCAAATTTAGATAACGTACTTATGATGCGGCATTTATGGGGTACTAAACAAATATGGAAGCATACTAATAAGCTTGAAGATGATGGTACAATAACCAAAGTTTATATATTTACTGATTATGGTTGGGATTATGTACAACAGGTAGATTGTTTTTTACGTAACGAATTTACACAACAAGATCATTATAGTGTTACTAGAGTAGACGGCCCAACATATGTAGAAGTAAGCCCAGAAGATTTTATGTTTGGTAATCCAAATGTAATAGAACCAAACGCAGATATACTTACCCGTGAAGGTATAGAACAAGAACGTAAAGAAGTACTAAAGGCAATTGCTAAAGAAAAATAAAATGTATAATAAGTCATTAACAGTAATATATACTCCAGGAAGCGGCGGGGAGTTCTTTAGTTGGCTAATAGGGCAACATGAAAATGTGTGTCCTTCAAATTTATATATGCAATCAAACAATCGTTGGAATATTATAGGACCAGAATTTTTCCATTTAGATCCAACTGCATTTAATAATCATGAGTATTGTACTCACCGACTAAATGTGTTGCGCGAACACGACCATGCATTATTTCATCATAGTTGTGATACAGATGAATTTTTAAGAACAAGATATGATATATGGGACGAATCATTAATAATACTAATGTTTCCACACAGTGAAAAAGGTACAGATTTTGTAAACAAAAATGTATTAAAAAAACTTTCTCACTTGGAGTCGTATATAGAAAATCATATGCAAAAAGATAGAAAATTGATGCTGAAAAGAGCATCTAAGATACTAGACAAACGTAAGTATATAACACTAGATCCCTACGATCTGTTTTATAATACTAATGAAACTGTATTCTTACTTAATCGCCATCTCAAAAAATTTGAGGTTGAGCTAGATGTAGATATGTGTAATATGTTTGTTGAAACATGGAGACGAAACAATGACAAAGAAACTTGAGGAAGAATTTGACCTACCATCTATTGCTGATCTAAAATATGATCCAGAAGCTGAAGAACAAATTGAAGAACTTGATTTAGAGAAAATTCAGTCGACAATGATAACAACCCAAAGTAAAATGGAGTTAAGTGAAAAGGTAGATGCCGCATTACCATTGGTAGATGGTATGGATCAGCTAGAACGTGAAATGGACGAGTATGCAAGACAAGCTATGGAAACATTTAATGAACTAGTTGATTTAGGTAAAAATGTAGAAGATAGGCATGTTGCTCCTATATATGATAGTGCAAGTAAAATGCTTACAGCAGGAATGCAAGCAAAACAAGCCAAAATTGATAAAAAACTTAAAATGATTGAACTTCAGATGCGTAAACAAAAGTTAGATATGCAAGAACGTGAGCTAAAAGCCAAACTAAAATCGATGTCAGATGACGATGATGATAGAGAAGATACAATCGAAGGTAGAGTAGTTGGCGATCGTAGTAGTATGCTAGCAGAAATCATGGCCAATATGGCAGAAAAAGATAAATAATATTAATACTGGAGAACAATTTCATGAAGAAGTCGTACATAGAATACTTAAATGAGTCTAAGCAGACTTATAAGTTTAAAATTAAAATGGCAAGCGAGCCATCAGATTCAGATGTTGATCGCATCGAACGTCATTTAATCAAATATGACGTTTCAAAAGTATCAGCCCCTAAAAAATTAATGTTACAATCAACACCAGTAGATTTCCCACATTTGCGTGGTTATGAGATCTATTGTATCGAATTTGAAACGAACATGGTAGCAAGTGGATATCAAATCCAAATCGAATTACAGAACATGTTAGGATTAAATGATGGGATTATGAAGGTACGTGGCGCACACGAACCAGATGAGCATGATGCACCTAGTGAAGGAGAAAGCTTATTAGCCGATCCTGAATACAAGGAAGCAGAAAAAAACAAAGCTGAAGACAGTTTTGGCGACAAATACAACACTAGCTTTGTACAAGAATTATTAAAGCTACGCAAAACAAAGGAAAAAGACAATGAGTGATGATATAGGTAGAATCTTAAGTCTTGCTGGTCTTGGCTTTAAAACAACAGTAGCTGAAGATGAGAGCAATACAAATAAAGTTTGCAAAGATTGTGGTGACAAAATGGGTCATCCAGAATCAGATTGTGAAAATGATGCACACGACAAAAATGGCGATCATTGGATTGCCATTGATGTTGATGGCGATGGAGATGCAGATATTAAAGTATCTGCAGATATGGCAGAAGCAGTAGGCGATTCTGCAGAACCAATTTATGATTTAATTGATATGCATTTTGAAGGCGACTGTCAACCAGTATTTGATGATTTAGTTCGTTATTTAAGTGGCGACCAAATTGAAGATTTTGTTGCAGACTTTAGACGTAATCATGACTTACCAATGGGTGATGACGATGAAAACTTTGGTGAAGCGAAAGCACACAAAGAAGATCCATCACCAGAAGACAGAGAAAAAGCAATGAAACGTGCTTTTGCAAAATCAGATGAACCAGAGCGTGGCGAGACTCGTAAAAAAGTATCACTAAAGAAAGCACCTTGGGAAGAGTCAGTAAACGAAGATGCTGGAAAAGTAGGACATGTAGAAATGTTCTTTACAGACCGCGATGGCGGCGAAGTTAGCCATGAAGTAGAAGTTACACTTAAAGATGGCAAGCTATCAGTAACTGGCCAAATGCCTGGCCCAGAAGACGATTTATATTACGACGATGCAGATATCGAAGAGCAACTACGTGATGTTATGCAAGACATGAGTACGGTTCATTGGATGGGTGAAAATACAATTGATGAAGCTGATTTAGATGAAAATGCATTTAACCAAGCAGCTGCAGCGGCGGCAAGAGCTGGCAAAGATACATTTGAGTTTGGTGGAAAAACACACAAAACTACAATGAAAAAAGATACAGCACACCAGCTAGATGATGATGTTCAAATGAATGAAACATGTGGTGATTGCGGATGTAATCCAATGAATCCAAAACCAGGTTGTGATTGCCCAACGCATACACATGAAGATATTTCAGAAGCACCAACAATGGATACAACACAGTTAATTACACTATTAAAGAACTCAGGTTTCACAGCAGAAGCAATTGAGGAAAAATTAACAGAGTGGGCTAACACACCAGAAGGTGTTGGTGAAATAGATCCAACTGATCATGGCGAAGCATATGAAATGGCACAAAGTGTTAATCTTTCACTAAAACGCTACTTAGATGCACAAGACATGAAAGTACAAGTAAGTGAAAGTCACACTGTTCAGTCATTGACAGCAGCTTACAAAGCTAAAAAATAAAAATAATATCTAGCTAGACTAGACAACTTGGGGAGAGGGTTTTTACCTTCTCCCTTTTTTTATATATAAATAACTATATATAAAAGAGGTAGATATTTATGTCATTTAAAATGGACTTATTCCCGTCAATAGTAATAGAACCAAGTGAACCCTTAGAATCGTATACCTTAAATTATAGTGAAACATGTAATGATGTAGTACGTGATGAATGGGCAGAAGCTCTTTTTTGGAGTGACAGAGCTAATATGTTCAGGCATGTCGATATAAAATTACCACAAACGTGCGATACAAGATGGCAACCTGAATATGAAAAAGTAATTCACCAGTTAAGAGCTATGAGTGAAATGGATAGGGTTTCAGAAGATAAATTGGGTTACGGCTGTTGCACTTTTAAGATATCAATACATATAAGCAATATGGCTACTTTAACTGACGGGCCACGTTATTTTGAAGCAAGTATTTTTCAAAGCAATTGTTTAGATAAGTTTTTAACTGCATTGTCTACGCATGCACAAGGTGTAGTACTTGAAATCGCAGACAAGCAAATGACAACCAATTGTAAAAACGGTGGAAAATTTAAAATAATATCTGAGTTTAGGGAATTAATAACAGATTTAGGATTTAGAGAAGTAAGAATGTATCGTGAATTGTATAAAGATCTAACTCCTCCACAAAGTGAAAGATTGAATTTGGAAAAACAGCCAGAAGAATTTATTGCTGAATTATATACTATCAAAAATGCACAACCAAGCATGGCTGCCTGGGCTATAACTGATAGAGATTACCAAGAATGGTTATGGGACAATAAACTAAAATGACACGTATAGTTTTGCTAGAAGATATAGAAACTAACAAACCAATCATATGTAAAGATAGCGAATTGGCAACTAAATACAGTGACAGATGGAATCGTTTAGATGAGTTTTTCCAAAGGTATCCGTCAAATGAACTTATACAAACATCAGTAGTACGTCCAGGAGAATTGGAGCCAGGAAACAAGTTTAACTTTTCATATGATTCGCATCCTTACTTTAATATATCAATTGATACAAAAGTACAAGATGCATCAATATATGCAACTGATGTTAAAAATTATGAATTTACAGAGCGTAAGAAACTTTATATACAAGATAAAAATATTATAAAATATCAAAGTTATTTGGACCAAGGAAATGATCGAGATCAACTAAGTGAATATTTTATAGATATGAAAACAGATTTCGACGATGTAATGAAATACTATTATGATAATTTGTATCCTGGTATACATGACAAGTATTCATTTCATACAAATTTTATGGCAGTAAAGTATGATTGTCCATTTGCAACATCTGAAAATGCATATGAGCAACGTGTATTTAATACTAACATATGGGGACCAACGCATTGTGATGAAACACTTGGAGGATTGCATCTAGGAGAAGATGTACAAGAATTTCAAGCAAGTTATACTGGAGAAGATGGAGAATACATGTATATTCCAGATCTAATGAAAAATAGTACATTATTCTTCTTTGGAGAAGATAGTGTGGAATTTGGGCATACACCAACATATCATCGTGTTATACCAAACCCAACTGAAACAAAAGTGTCCAGATATAGTATTATAATTGATTTAATAGCGAAAGAGAAGGAATAAATGGCAACACAAGGTACAGCAAATACTAGTCTTGTAAAAACACCATACAAGAAGGAAAAATATACAAAAGACGAGTTAACAGAACTAGCTTTATGTATGCAAGATCCTAAGTACTTCATTAAAGAGCATTGTTGGATTCAACACCCAACAAAAGGCCGCATAAAGTTTGACTTGTTTGGATATCAAGAAGAACTTATTGATGCATATCACAATTATAGATACAGTATTGCACTTATTAGTAGACAAATGGGAAAATCAACAGCCGCAGCTGCGTACCTGTTGTGGTATAGTATGTTTATGCCTGACCAAACTATTCTTATTGCAGCACACAAATTTGCAGGTGCGCAGGAGATTATGTCACGTATACGATTTGCATATGAAACATTGCCAGACTATCTGAGAGCAGGTGTTGTAAGTTATAACAAAGGTAGTATCGAATTCGATAATGGTAGCCGTATTATTGCACAAGCTACAACAGACAATACTGGACGTGGTATGTCTATATCGTTAGCATACTTAGACGAATTTGCATTTGTTAGACCAAATATTGCTCGTGAATTCTGGACAGCACTATCACCTACATTAAGTACAGGTGGTAAATGTATTATTACAAGTACACCAAATCAGGATGACGACCAGTTTGCAAACATTTGGCGTGAAGCCAACAGATGTCAGGATGACTTTGGTAATGCAAAGGAAACTGGTATTAATGGATTTAGAAGTTATAGTGCAGATTGGACATCACATCCAGATCGTGATCAAGAATGGGCAGATATTGAACAAGGTAAAATTGGTGAAGAACGATTTAGACGTGAACACTTAAATGAATTTATTGCGTTTGATGAAACACTTATTGATAGTTTAAAACTTGCTATGATGAGTGGTGTAGATCCTTGGATTAAGATGGGACAAATACGTTGGTATAAACCAGTAACGGCAGGTCATATTTACATGATTGCATTAGATCCTAGTTTAGGCACAGGTGGTGACGCCGCCGCTATACAAGTATATGAACTTCCAGGAATGAAACAGGTAGCTGAGTGGCAACATAACAAAACCCCTATACAACAGCAAGTTAAAATTATACAAAAAATATGTGAACACATTGAAAGTGAAAGCAATGGCAGAAGTGAAATATATTGGAGTATGGAAAATAACTCTTTAGGAGAAGCAGGATTAGTTACTGTAGAAGAAATGGGCGAAGAAAATTTTCCAGGAACATTTTTAAGCCAAAGCAAAACCCATGGCAATGCAAAGTCATTTCGAAGAGGATTTACTACAACGCATAAAAGTAAAATTAGTGCATGTGCTAAACTAAAGCAATGGGTAGAAACAGGCAAGTGCGAAGTAGCAAGTAAAAATTTACTTAAAGAGCTTAAAACATTTATTGCACGTGGTAATAGTTTTAGTGCCAAAGAGGGCGAGCATGATGATCTGGTAATGGCACTTGTATTAATTATTAGAATGGCTCAAGAAGTTACTAAGTATGAAGAAGATGCATACGAATTCTTTGATGCGGCAGGGGATGATGACTATGATGACCCAATGCCAATGGTATTTTTGTAACAAAAGGCATAAATAACTATAGTAACAAAAGGAAGTTATCACATGGATCAAATATCTAACGAAATATTTAATATATTAAAAGGCGCAAACTATAAGTTACGTCTGTTTACACTAGCAGGTGCCAAGACATTAGATCCAAGCGAAGCCACACGTTTTTATGCGTATGACCAAGACTTGATGATTTCAGTTAGAACAGAAAGTAAGAACCTTGAAGTAGCAGTACAGGCAGGATTGGATTATGATATTACAGATAATGCAAAATTGATTGCCGCTATTAAAAAGGTAACACATAACAATTTAGGTGAATTTACAGTGAGAAACTTTGATAAAAAAATAGAACCAAAAGACTTTAGCCACCAAAGTGTACATGAGAGTGCATTTGGCAAAGCATTTGGTAGCATTAAAACTAGCTACATCCCAAGCGCAAACGCAAAACTAATTATTAAACATACTAAAGGTGTTAATGAAGAAAAGCGTGGAGCAAGAAGTAGAAACATTCATAGTTTGTTCATTGAAAATACACAAGGCGAAAAATTCCATTTCCCACACAAATATATGGCTGGTGCAAAAGCAATGACGAAGCACGTTAATGAAGGTGGCACGCCATACGATGAAAAAGGAAAACAAATTTTAGCAGTATGTGAAGAAGTAGTTGACTTATCAAAATTTGTAATGCATACTAGAAGAAACAAGCTAGTAAGCGAATCAAACAATGATATCGTTGATCTAGTTAAAGCCAAACTTGCAGAAAGCAAGCAAGTGATTAAGTCATTAATCACTAACAAAGGTTATGCTGGATTTACACCAGTAACAGTAAAAGAAACATTAGAAGAAGATGATTTAGGGGTTGACATTGCAGAACGTTTCCCTTATAATACATTTACGGAAAGCGGCTTAGACAATGTCTTGGGCCGTGTAAACAGACTTGTATCAGAGACACAAAGGATCACAACTATGAATAATGAATTATTTGGTAAACTTTTTACAATGATTGAATCAAAGCAAAATCTAGGACTACAGATAGATAAAAACGATCCTGAAAACCCTAATAATGAAGACCAAACAAAGTACTCAGGCAACGAAGGTATTACTGCTAAACTAAGTAGTATGCTATCATATATTGCACAACGTTCAACAAATGACGAGCTATCAAACACAGTGGCACAACTTAGTGAAAACGTACATAGTATGGATCAAAATACAAAAATGGCACTTGCAAAGTTTGTTAACTATGCAATGTATGCGCCAAAAACGGAATCTGTTGAGAAATCAACAGCTATTGACGCAGAAGTAACAACACAACTGCGTAATAAGATTTCTTAATAAGAAGTCAAAAAATTGCTTGACAGTGAGCAATAAAAGTACTACACTGTATATACTAATAAAGGCAACGTAATCAATAGGTTACTTAAAACAAACAACTTACAAAGTGGAACACAGTGTTCCGCTACCATTAAAGGCTAATAAAGGCACAAGGAGAAATATAATGGCATCACTAGCAGAAATCAGAGCAAAATTGCTCGAACAAGATTCAAAGTCAAACGGAAATAACCGCTCACAGGGTTCCGGAGACAATCAAATTTTCACACATTGGAATATTAACGAAGGCGATACAGCAACATTGCGATTCCTTCCAGACGCAGACGAAAGCAATACGTTCTTTTGGAAAGAACGTCAAATGATTCGTTTGGAATTTTCCGGTGTAAAAGGCGGCGACGAAAACAAACCAGTAACAATTCAAGTACCTTGTATTGAAACTTGGGGCGATACATGTCCCGTACACGCAGAAATCCGTCCATGGTTTAAAGATCCTTCAATGGAAGATATGGCACGTAGATTCTGGAAAAAACGTTCTTACATCTTCCAAGGGTTTGTACCAGAGAACCCATTGCAAGAAGAAGCACCAGCAAATCCAATTCGTCGATTTGTTATCTCACCTCAAATTTTTAAAATTATTAGTGCGGCACTAATGGATCCAGAATTCCAAGAACTGCCAACTGATTATGAAATGGGTACAGACTTTAAAGTAGTCAAAGGTAAAAAAGGTCAGTATGCTGACTATGGTACATCAAACTGGGCTCGACGTGAACGCTCACTTAACGAGGCAGAGCGTGAAGCAATCAATACACATGGGTTATACAACCTAAATGACTTCCTTCCTAAGAAGCCAGATGCAGAACATCTAAATGCTATCTTTGAAATGTTTGAAGCAAGTGTAGACGGTCAATTGTATGACCCAGAGCGTTTTGCTAATTACTATCGTCCATATGGCGTAGATGCTCCATCATCAGGACCACGTCCAATGGCATCAGCAACCACTGCGGCTCCAGCACCATCAGCGGCTCCAGCACCATCAGCGGCACCTGCTCCAGTAGCACAAGCAGCTCCAGTTGCTGAAACTGTAACTGATACAGGTTGGGTAGCTGCAGCACCAACGCCTGAAGCAGACACTGGCAAGGCATCAGCGCAAGATATTCTTGCAGCAATCCGCTCACGCCCAAAAACTTAACATAAACAATCGTGTGGGGGGCAATGCCCCCTACTACCTTTTAACCAGGAGATACACATGGCACGACCATTCGATGTAAGCAAATTCCGCAAGAGTATTACTAAAGCGGTACCCGGACTAAGTGTCGGGTTTAATGATCCAGATACATGGATCTCGACGGGTAATTTTACCCTAAACAAACTAATTAGTGGAGACTTTAACAAAGGTATTCCACTTGGCAAAGTATCAGTACTAGCTGGTGAATCAGGCGCAGGTAAATCATATATTGCATCTGGTAACATTGTAAAGCAAGCACAAGATCAAGGTATTTTTGTTGTACTAATTGATACTGAAAATGCTCTTGATGAAAAATGGCTACATGCACTAGATGTAGATACAAGTCCAGATAAGTTGCTAAAACTTAACTTAGCAATGATTGACGATGTTGCTAAAGTGATTAGTGACTTCATGCAAGACTACAAAAAAGAGTTTGCAGACAAGGAAAAGGACGAACGTCCTAAAGTATTGTTTGTAGTTGATTCATTGGGCATGATGCTCACACCAACAGACGTTAAGCAGTTTGAAGCTGGTGATATGAAAGGTGATCTAGGACGCAAGCCCAAAGCACTAACAGCACTAGTTCGCAATACTGTTAATATGTTTGGTGAATATAATGTAGGCCTTATGGCAACTAACCACACTTATGCATCACAAGATATGTTTGATCCAGATGACAAGATCTCAGGCGGTCAAGGCTTTATCTATGCATCAAGTATTGTAGTTGCAATGCGTAAACTTAAACTAAAAACTGATGCAGACGGCAACAAAACATCACAAGTACACGGTATTCGTGCAGCATGTAAAGTAATGAAAACACGCTACGCTAAACCTTTTGAAAGTGTACAAGTAGAAATTCCATATGAAACTGGCATGAGCCCATATAGTGGACTTGTTGAGTTTTTGGAAGCAAAAGACGTACTCAAGAAAAGCGGCAACAGTTTAGAATACACTAGCCCTACAACAGGCGAAGTAATTAAAATGTTCCGCAAGCCTTGGAATGCCAACAAAGATGGCGCACTAGACCTTATTATGAGTGAATGGGATGACGAAGTAGTCGACGCAGTTGAAGAAGAAGAAGTTCTAAATGCAATCGAGCAAGAAGAATTAGAAGCTCAACGTAGTGCTGACATGGAGGCGCAAAATGACCCTCAGTGATACTGAATTAGCAGTATACCTGTCCATGTATGCAAGTGCAAAGAGTTTAATTCCTGTAAAGGATAGACCAGACTGGGCATTTAGATATTTGGACTTGCTACAATCAGAAGGTGTGGAAATTCAATTCCACATCGAAGAGTTTGTTGAAACTTGTCCTTATTTGGATAAAGCAATGTCAATTGTTCTTGAAGATGAGGAAGAAGAAGAATATTTGGAAACAGATGCCTATGGCGATTGGGACGAATAGATGAGCGCATGGTATCGTAAAGTTACAGCAGACATGTCTGAAATTGTTGGAGCAATATCACACTTTGAGCGTGAGATTGAATCAGCTAGATTTGAATGTGGTATGAAAGGAAACTTAGAAAAACAGAGTAGAGATATGCCTGGTATTGTTGAGTTTCGTTTTAACCAACTTCAAGAAGTAGAAGCGATACTTGAATTTTTAAACACAGAAATGCGAAAAATACGTAGTAAAACATTTCGTAAGTTTTTAGAAACATACAACCGAGCATTGAGTAGTCGAGATGCAGAAAAATTTGTTGATGGCGAAGATGATGTTGTTAACTTACAATACGTTATCAATGATTTTAGTTTAGTCAGGAATCGTTTTATTGGTGTTATCAAAGCACTAGAAGCAAAACAGTTTCAGATTAACAACATTGTAAAACTAAGGGCCGCAGGCCTAGAAGATATTAGCTTATAACCATTGTGACATTTGGTATAGCACTTACCTCCCCTAGTGGGAGGTATTTTTTTGACTTTTTTATCTTTTATGCTTGACATTGCTGTCAGCGTTTGCTAGTATGGTAACATGGACACAGGGTGCTGAAAATATGTACCCAAATATGCGGAGATACAAAATGACAAATCACACAGTAGAACTTACTCGAGAGTCTTTGTTAGTAAATGTTGCAGAATATACACCTGTACATGTACTAGCATTGGCTCTCGAAACTTATGAAAAGCATGGTTTTGTTAGAAGTGGACAGGGTTATGTAAAACTAGACCACAACGGCGAAAACGGCATATTGGTACAAGATAGCAAAACAATGATATCTCAACTAATAGTTAGTCAGGCACAGCCTACAGAACAATCATTAAATAAAGCAAAGGAAATTTGCGATAAGTTTCAAGGCAAGTTCATGATGAAAAAAATGAACGGTACAATTAATGATTTTGAAGGCAATGTTGCCAAAGCACTCAATGCAGGAAACGAACTAACTGCATTTCAAATTGCTATTATTGCAAGTATTCCAAATATGAACAAGGTTGACGATCAACGTACAAAAGTTGAAGACAAAATTGAAGAGTTGCGATTTAAAAGTGCATACTTTGGTGAATTAAAAAATCGTTATGATATATCAGTAGATGTTTTGGATTGTAAATTTATTCAGTCCAGTGGTGTATATATGATAACAGCAGTTCACAACAACCAAGATATTATTAAATTCTGGTGGAGAGACCAGCCTGATATAAATGATCTCATTGAGGGAAAAACTGTCAGGGTTCGCGGTACAGTACATCGTCATGAAATTGGACGATTTAGCAATTCAAAAGAAACTATGCTAAATCGTGTAAAGATACATTAATTTATAACCCATTGAAAGTCAACGATTTATTTGTTCGCTTTCTGATTGACATTCATATCATCTTTATATAGAATGAAGAGATAATTAAACAGAACGTATGGAGATAATAATATGGCTACTGCAATGCAACTTAAAACAGCTCGTGCTAAAAAAGCTACTACTAAAATTATGCAAGTGGTACAAGAAGAAGCTATTGATAATCCAAATGAAACAGATGCACAAATTGTAGAACGTATGCGTGAACGTTTTAGTATTCTAGACGATATGACACAAGCATCAATTGATGGTGTAGTGCGTGGTATGGTTGTAACTGGCCCTCCAGGTGTTGGTAAGTCATTTGGTGTAGAAGCAGTACTAGAAAAAGATTCATTGTTTGATGTAATGGCTGAAAACAAATTGCGTTACTCAGTTATCAAAGGTGCTAGTTCTGCAATTGGCCTATACAAGGTACTATATCAGAATGCAGATAAAAATAATGTACTTGTACTAGATGATTGTGATACAGTTTTGTATGATGAAACATCACTTAACTTGCTTAAAGCAGCACTTGATTCCAGCAAAAAACGTAAACTAAGCTGGAATACAGACAGTGCATTGCTACGCCGTGAAGGTATTCCTGATACATTTGAATTTAAAGGCAGTGTTATCTTTATTACTAACCTTAAGTTTGATAAAGTACGTGGTAAGATTAAAGATCACTTAGATGCTATTATGTCACGTTGTCACTACTTGGATCTTACAATGGATACCACACGTGAAAAGGTATTGCGTTGTAAGCAGATTGTTGCAGATGGTATGCTAAATGAATATGACTTTACTAAAGTTGAAGAAACTCAGCTAATGGACTTTATGATCAATAACAAAGATCGTATGCGTGAGATTAGTTTGCGTATGGTCACTAAACTTGCAGATCTTAAAAAGTCAATGGGTAGCAAGTGGATGCGTACTGCTGAAGTAACATGTATGAAAAGGAAGTAGAATGGAATTTCTTATAAAAGCAATCATTGGCGGCATTATTGTCGCCAGTGTGGTTAGTGCTGCACAGCGAGGTAACCCTACTATTGGCGCACTTATTTTAGGTATACCATTGGGTACTATCATTAGTTTAGTGTTTATGCATTATGGTGGAGGTATTGAGCCTGCAACGTTTGCAAAATTAGCCAAAGAGACTGTTTATTTTGTAGTTGTTAGTCTAGTATTTTTTCCTATATTTTCATATATGATTATGCATTATAATTTCTGGCCAACAATATCTACATCTATTGCAGTAACGTTAGTCTGTTTATATGGACTACTATTATATCTGAAAAGTTAATATGAAAAAAATTGTTGTTTTGTTCCCACCAGGATGTGGTGGAGATTTTTTAAGTTGGGCTATTAGCATACAGCCAGGACTAAAGCCGCGAACTATTGCAAAAATTACTAACCAAAACAAATGGCAACTATCCAAAGATGATATTGATCCTGATGTAATACCAACACATGGTCCGCATGCCACTCCTGTAAACCAGTGGCTAGATCTTTATAACGATCATTTGTTTATAGTAATACAAGATCCCAGCAGTCTAAGAATTAGATTGAATGCGCAAAAAAATTCTACCCATGAAGATGTTGACCCCAAAGCGTATGCATACAACACAAGATTTGCTCCTGGACCTTTTGTAGAGATTATGTTTGAAGATTTAATTGCATCTCCGCATACTGGAATAGATCAAATACGTGATTTCTTAATACACCATAACCAACCAGTAACAGATTCATTTAAATGGGTATACCGATCTTGGATACAATCGAATTTAGCTTGACACTAACCATTATATAAAGTATAGTAGTAACATGATATGTAAAATAATCCTAAAAGACGAAGTTAACTGTAAGATTGAAGGACTCGATCTAGACACAAGACGCAAGTGTGAAAAAGAGCTCAAGTTCTTTATGCCACATGCGTATCATGTTCCTGCATATAAGTTAGGCAGATGGGATGGATGTGCTAGTTACTTTAGTGTTGGCGGCGTTACATATACAAACTTACTAGACCGAGTGTTGCCAATAATTATAAACCAAGGGTATACTCCTGAAATTGAAGATATGCGAAGCCATCATGATTTGGCATTTGAGAAGGTTACTTTAGAAACCTTTCAACATAAAGTATGGCCAGAGAAACACCCAGTTGCAGGACAACCTGTTACATTGCGTGACTATCAAATTGAGATTGTAAACAAGTTTTTAGAAACACCACATTGTTTGCAGGAGATCGCAACTGGCGCAGGCAAAACACTTATTACAGCCGCACTAAGTTATAAAGTTGAAAGTTACGGGCGTAGTATCGTAATTGTACCAAATAAAGATTTAGTAAGACAGACCGCCGCTGATTATACCAACTTGGGACTAGATGTTGGAGTTTATTATGGAGATAAAAAAGACATTGGAAAGACGCATACCATTTGTACTTGGCAAAGTTTAAACAGTATTAAGAAGCGTTTCCGTGAAGGCGAGAGCGAACTAGGATTAGCTGAATTTGCTGAAGATGTAGTGTGTGTTATTGTTGACGAAGTACACCAAGCTAAAGCTGATGTACTTAAAGAAATGTTAACAAAGGATTTTGCACATATTCCACTACGTTGGGGATTAACAGGTACTATACCAAAAGCACCGCATGAGTTTGTAAGTTTACAAGCTTGTTTGGGAGAAGTAGTAAATCGTCTAGCGGCAAGCACATTGCAAGACATGGAAGTATTAAGTAAGTGTCACGTTAATGTGGTACAAATGAAAGAACATGTAGAATACAATAACTATCAAAGTGAACTAAGTTACTTAACAACTGATAAATCTCGTATGAATTACATCAGTGAATTGCTTGAAAAGATTTCAGAGGATGGCAATACATTGGTATTGGTAGATAGAATTAAAAGTGGAGAAATACTTGCAGAAAATCTACCAGGAGCAAAGTTTGTAAGTGGCTCTATGAAAACAACTGACAGAAAAGAGGCATATGATGAAATCAATGAAGCAAATAACAGTATTACTATCGCGACCTATGGCGTTGCTGCCGTGGGTATTAACATTCCTCGTATCTTTAACATGGTTCTTCTGGAGCCTGGGAAGTCCTTTGTAAGAGTTATCCAAAGTATTGGACGTGGAGTTCGTAAAGCAGAAGATAAAGATTTTGTACAAATCTGGGACATTACAAGTACCGCAAAGTACAGCAAAAAACATTTAACGGAAAGAAAAAAGTTTTATAAAGAGGCAAACTATCCGTTTACAATCGAGAAAGTAAATTACAGATGAAAATCTTAACAGTAGACAATGAAACATATGAACTGGATGAAATACCAGAAACAATTGAAGACTTACGATACGGCGTATTAGATTATACCAATCCAAAGAATGTGGATTATTATTTTATCCCGCTAATCTTTTTGGAAAGCTTTTACAGCCCTGCAGCAGTTTTGCAAATTGGTAAGTATACAGTAAACGTACCACTTGATTGGAGCATTATTATTTGTGATCCAGAAGTAGGCGATCCAGAAGTAGTAAGTTTAATGAGTCTTAATGATCGAGGGTTCACTACTTTTGTTATGAATCCTATTAATGGGTTTCAGCCACAATACTTGCAAGTAGACATTGTTAATGTTTATAATGATATTAAATGGCATGCTCCAAAACTAAAATACGGTCACTTGCTTTGTGTGCCGTTAAGCGATGAGCCAGAAAGTCCATGTATTATTATTGTTAAGGATGCAAACAAGATACCTGAGGTACTAGATATGAATGAAATCTGGTAATGAGTGGATTAAGCATCAAAACTGAAATGTCAGCAATAGACACTAAGAATCGTACTTGGTACAATAGTCTCACTGACGAAGAAAAGAAAAAAGTAAGTCCTTGGATGCTGATGCGATATGCCAGTAGTGTAAAGCATGATATTACAGAGTTCGAAGAACATTACTTAGAGTGGACTAACGAACTAGTTAATGTACACTTTAATACATTGCGACATCATCCAGAATTACAAATGCAACTTTTGCAGGTCGTAGGTATTGGAAAGAACCAGTTTCATCCATGGCTTGCACCTGGCAAGCGAGGGAAAAGTGATAAAATGGTTGAATTAGTTGCTGGAAAATACCCGCACCTAAACGATGATGAGATCAATATTTACTTAAATACACTAACTACTAAGCAAACCAAAGATCTACAAGAAGAACTTAGTGAAAAGAAAAAGAGAAATCGCAAATGAAAGACCACTGTTATATCTATAGCTTTGAAGGTATGTCAGCAAGTATTGTTGGTTGGATTATCCAGCAAAGCCCATCTTACAAATCGCATAACTTTAAATTTAGTGAATACTTAGAACTTGAGCGAGAACAAAAGTTCTGGCAACCAGGAGATAGGAATGATATTGATCCTTGGGACAATCATAGTGAAGATACAGATAATTGGACACATGCTTATATTCAAGCTATTGAAAAAAACGATAATGACTTTGATTGGATGGATGATTTTGTTGCAAGCTTAGATGTTCGAACAGTGTTTGGACTTAGTTACGGAGCGTACTCAAAACGCAGTGTATGGCATAATCCAAATTGTCATGTTATAATTGTTGGACCGCCGTCTTACGAGCATAAAAATACAAACAAGTATAAAAAAATGTTTGCAATGGCATACTGGAGCAGGAAGTTTGATCAAAACGAACTTGTAGAAAGTCTTGATATGCATGTGCATGATCATCACGGGGACAATGAAGATTACAGAATTGCATTGGGCAGGAGATTGGGCAATGCTAGACAAGAAGCAGCAGATGGTAAATTAGAGTTTTGGCAATTGCAAGCAGCGTATCATCATGAATACCCAGTAGTGCCAGACAATACCCCAGAAAACAAACAACAATTTATTGATGAGGTTTTTGCAGAAGAAATATTTTCAGCTAATAACTTATACAAACTGTTTAAAGAAGACCCAACTGTTATTCATGTTGATCTGTTTAATCTTAATATTCCAGAACTATGCTCAAAACTAGATATTGAGTACTCTTCAGCAATGAGTGAACAATATGACATGTTTGAAAGATTTTGTGATTTCTGTTGCGGTGAAAACTACAAAGATCCACTTGCAAGATTTATAGTTTAGTGCTATAATAAAAGTATGGAAAAAACAACTACAATAGTTAAATTTAAATGTGAATACTGCAACAAAAGTTTTGTTAGAGAGAAAACATTAGCATCGCATACTTGTGAACGTAAACGTAGACATTTACAGCAAGATGACCCAGATGTACGTCTGGGCTATCGTGCATTTCAGTTGTTTTATAGGATTGGTACAAATAGTAAAAAGCCAAAGTCTTATGAAGATTTTGCCAGCAGTAATTATTATAGTGCTTTTGTTAAGTTTGGACTGTATGCTATAGATTTAAAAATGGATAACTTTGAAGGTTACACTACTTGGTTGCTAAAAAATAGTGTTAGATTAGACAGTTGGACAAGTGATAAGAATTTTAATACTTGGAATAAAGAACGTCTTAAAAAAGAGAGTTGCGATCGTGCGGTAGAACGTACTGTTATGTTTATGAACGAATGGGCAGAATCAGAAAATAAAAATTGGACTGACTACTGGACACATGCTAATGTTAATCAAATTGTATTTCATATATGCAGTGGTCGTATTAGTCCTTGGGTTATTTATTCAAGTACAACAGCTCAGGATTTATTGGATAAAATGAATAATGATCAACTTGGGTTAATTGTAGAATATATAGATCCAACATATTGGCAACGTAAATTAAAAACGCATGCAGCAGATTTTGCATGGGTAGAAGGTATTTTAAAATGATTACTACTACAGATATTGATATTGATACAGCAGATAGAAACAAACTACTAAATTGTATCAAAAATACACCTGCAATGATTAGTGACAAGAATCGTGAAAAGAAGCATAACACTGGGGTATACTTTCATGAAGTACCTGAAAATCCATTTAATGGATTATGTACTATAGATCACAAGGAAGCAGAAAACATAGGATATTTTAAAATGGATATTCTTAATGTAAGCGTATACGACGGTATTGAAAGCAATACTGAAATGGATGAATTATTACAAATGGATATCATGTGGGAATTATTTGAACATGAAGATATTGTTAAACGTTTGTTCCATATTCATAGTCATTATGAAGTTGTACGTAGAATGCGCCCGCAGAGTATTGGACAGCTAGCTGCTGTTTTAGGTGTGATAAGACCTGCTAAGAGACATTTGCTAGGAAAAGACTGGAATATTGTATTAGCAGAAGTATGGAAAAAGCCAAGTAATGACGAAGGGTACTTTTTTAAGAAAGCACATGCTCATGCATACGCTATGGCTATTGTTGTACAATTAAACAAAATTGTTAAAGATTCTTTTTCATAAGATTAATTGATCTGCGTTTAATGCGTTTAGTAATACTATTGCTTAGTCTTACTTCAGGACCGCTAATTATCTCCATTTGTTTTACATTAAAACTTTGACAGCAATGTGTAAAATTCCACTTATGCATTAGTGCTATATTAATGGGCAACTTTCTATTTGTTTCCCACCACCAGGTTTCTCCCAACTCCAAAAATCTAATTTTTTCTTCCATCGTTGCCAAGCGGTCATAAACGTATAACGTAGCAATATGAGTATCGACATTCTGTACGATTCCCAAGTATTCATTGCCAGCATGTGCGATAACCGATAAAAATGGATATTCTTCTAATAATGTTTGATATGTTGTATTCATCCTACTTGTATTTATAAGTTTAAAATTTGGTATAATTTGGATAAATATCTATAGTAGGAGACTAATATGAGCAACTATAACACAAGTTACAACATTAATCAGGCAGGCGATTTATATGCACTTGATACACAAACAGATAGAGCAGGTTTAAGCAAATACACCAGCTCACGTGCAACCACAATCAATGCCCCATTGAATTACAGAAAGCAAATGCTTTATAAAGGATTCGACAATGAGTTCTTCTACTATGTAAAAACACAAAACAGTAAACCTTTTGATTTGCGTGGTATGGAAATTACTGCAACAATTATTAACACAGTTACTAATAGTTCAATACTAAGTAGAAAATGCGAAGTAGTTGATTACAAATCTGGACTTATTATGTTTTATGTTCGCAGTGAAAAAGTGTCAAGTATTGAGCCAGGATTATATGAAATTGTATTAAGTTACACTGATACTCGTGGATTAACAAAGCCACTGTTTAGCGATACAAACATGCGTCCAGGCCATGTAGTTGAAGTAACTACAAGTGCAGGATACATTCCATTAAACACCCAAATTGTATCAAATTTTATAGAACAAAACGATAAATTTTATGGTGATATAATGATGGGTCCAGGATATTATGATAAGTCATCAGGCCTGGTAACAGTAGGAACATATGCAACTGATTTTACTGGTAACTTCTTTATTGAAGGTACTGCAAGCCCAGCACCAACAGAAGATGATTGGTTTAAGATTGAGCTTGGTGTACAAGATTATTTTCATTACTTTACTAACTTTACTGGTATCGAACCGTTTAGCTTTAACAGCAATTTAAGATTTTTACGCCCTGTGTACACAAAAACAAATGGATCACTTGACAAAGTAGTTATTAGAGTGTAATATACATGTATGACTCTTATAATAGATTACGCAAAAACTCTGATTCCAGTTAATTGGAAACACAGTCCCAATGGATGGGTCAGTGGTAATTGTCCTATGTGTGTGGTTAATGGAGAAAGTCGTCCAGATACAAAATCACGTGGCGGATTTCACTTTGAAGAAGAAAAGTTTCAGTACAATTGCTTTAATTGTGGATATAGTACTGGGTGGAGTGCTGGCAAAAAACTTAGCCATAGATTAAAAAAATTATTACTACGTTTGGGTGCTGACGAAAGCGATGTACAACGTTTAACATTGGAATTAATGCGTGAAGATGAATTAGCATCAATTCTATATAAACAAAACAAGCGTGATACACCAGTAGTAATTGATTGGCCAGAAATGCAATTACCTGAAGGTACTATGCCGTTTATGGATCATCCTGAAATTGGCAACCCTTGGATTGAAGCGGCTGAGTATATATCAGAACGTGGATTTAATGTTGAAGATCATAGATTCCAATTTACAAATGAAAAGATACCATCACGTATGAACAGGCGTGTTATTTTGCCGTTTTATTATAACAAACGAGTAGTTGGCTATACTGGCAGATGGGTTGGATCTCCTCCAGACGGAATGCCTAAGTATTATAACAAACAGCCTCCTAAAAACTTCGTATATGGATTAGATAGACAAACTGCTGATAAGCGAGTAGTGATTGTTACTGAAGGTATCTTAGATGCAATTGTTACAGATGGTGTTGCTATTGGTAGCAATAACATAAATGATGATCAGGCTAATATCATCGATAGTTTAAATAAGCGAGTAATACTTTTACCAGATGCAGATAGTGCTGGAGCAAAATTTGTTGATACTGCAATTGAGCGTGGGTGGGGAGTTGCATTTCCTGAATGGAGCAATTGTAAAGATGCTGGAGACGCAATGGAAATATACGGAAGATTGTTTACAGTAAAAAGTATACTAGATAGTACAATTGCCAATCCAACAAAAATTAAAGTAATGACACAGCGGTATTGCAAATGAAAAAACGAGCTATTATTTTAGGAACTAGTCACAGTGAGTCATCGTGCAAAACAAATGGCGTATCTGAAACTATAACAGATGGCAGGTGGCATGACTATTTGAAGACAGATCATGATTATGAAGTACTTAATTTAAGTCGTGCAGGTTGTACCGTGCAACAACAAATGATAGTATTAACATCGTACCTTATGGATAACCCAAATGAAAGATTTGACTTAGCTATTGTAGAAGGCAGAAATTTAGAAACCGCAGTTAGTTGCCCTACCTCAAAATTTGAGATGGAAAATAAAGATCCTAATTTTAGTGATACGTATCAGAGTTGGTTAGATCACGATACATCTACTATTGGAATTGCAAAGGGTAACACTTGGCAACCAGTTACAGCAATGGATCAAAGTGAACGTCTAGATAAGGAATATGTTGGATATTATGTGGATTATACATTTAGCTATCAGCATATGGTAGATACATGGACGTGCAATCTTGCTATATGTATGTTATTGGAACGAGTTAGTAAGAAGGTATTTTGGTTCTCTTTTAATGCTCCAGGAGAAATGTCCAATCCAAATAACCCTAAGAATGTATTTGGCAGATATTTAATGGATAAGTATCAAGCAGACTTGGAATCAAGTGTATGTTTAAAATTTAATCCTGAGCAAGGCGGACCAATGCATCCACACCACTATTGTGAATGCAACCATTTAAATAAAGACGGACATCGTGAATTGTGGTATAAAATGTTATATCCAAAATTTAAAGACTTTGTTTGACAGACATACAATAATACTATATATTAATAATAGGAAACACAAAGGTAATATCAATGAGCGAGATTAAAGAATATACACTAGAGCTACAAAAGCTCTTTATGGAATTCCTAGCACATGACCAAGATTCATTTGTTAGAGTAAATGGCATTCTTGATCCAGAATACTTTGATAGAAGTTTGCGTAAGGCAGTGACATTTATACAAGAGCATGCTGAAGGCTATAATGCTCTTCCAGAAAAGCCGCAAATTGAAGCATTAACAGGCTTACAACTGCAAGGGCTAGGGGATCAAATTGATGATCGACATAAAGAATGGTTTGTAGACGAGTTTGAACAGTTTTGTAAACACAAAGCACTTGAACGTGCAATCCTAAACAGTGCAGACTTATTGGAAAAAGGTGAGTTTGGTAGTGTTGAAAAGATAATCAAAGATGCGGTACAAATTGGACTAGCCAAGCATATGGGTACAAACTACTGGGAGAATCCAGCAGAGCGTATTGAGAAAGTACGTGCGGCTCGTGGCGGCACAAGTACTGGTTGGAAAACTATTGATCATAAACTATATGGCGGCGTTAACAGAGGCGAACTTAACATATTTGCAGCAGTATCAGGTGGTGGTAAAAGTTTGTTCTTGCAAAACTTAGCATTGAACTGGGCTACTGAAGGACATAATGTTATCTATGTTAGTTTAGAGCTTAGTGAAGAACTATGTAGTATGCGTCTCGACAGTATGCTTACTGGATTTAACACAAAAGATGTATTTAAAAATGTAGATGATGTTAGTTTAAAAGTAGGTATGCAAGGCAAAAAAAGTGGACGTTTACAAATCGTACAACTTAAAAATGGTATTACTATTAATGATCTAACAGCATACAAGCGTGAGTTAGAAATTAAACATGGTGTAAGATATGATGCCATGTGTGTGGATTATTTGGACTTGATGATGCCTGCTGGTGTTAAAGTTAACGTAAGCGATATGTTTGTAAAGGACAAATATGTATCAGAGGAATTGCGTAACTTTGCAGTAGAACATGATTTGCTATTTGCAACAGCCTCGCAGTTGAATCGTGGTGCTGTTGAAGAAGTAGAATATGATAATAGTCATATTTCAGGTGGTATTAGTAAAGTTAATACAGCAGATAATGTTATTGGTATCTTTACAAGCCAAGCAATGCGTGAACGTGGACGCTATCAAATCCAGTTTATGAAAACTCGTAGTAGTGCTGGGGTTGGACAAAAGGTTGATTTAAAGTTTGATGTAGAAGGATTGCGCATTAGTGATTTAGATGAAGATGACGCAGATAACGAAACACATGCAGTAACTAGTATCTACGACAGAATTAAGAAGAAAACAGAAGTAGGGGCAAAAGCTGAAAGCTTGTCTGAGAATGCAGCGGCTGAAAAAGCTATTGATAATTCAGATCGATTACGTAGTATTTTAAAGAAACAAGACTAATAAACATTTTATGCTAAATACAGTATATAAGTTACCACGGAGTTGATATAATGAAAAAAATGACACGTTCATTGCTAGAAGAAATTAATAGCATTACGCCAAGTAGAGATAAAAATCATTTACTTGAAAGTAGAGGCATCAATGCCATCAGTAGTATTATTAATCTATTAGAAATGATTGAAAATAGCTATAGTAAAGAAGATGCTTCTGATCTACAAAAACGTATCATGCTTAGTATTAAGAATCGTGACAATGATAGATTTGTTCGTGGTATTAAAAAACTGAGATCAAATAAATGAAAATTAAAGATATTTTAGGCGGCAAAAAGACACGCACTAGTAGAGACAATAGAAAACATCGTAAAGTTCAGCGTGATTCTTTATATACTATAGATGCAGGAGATTTAGGCGAAGCGTTTGGCCGAGCTGCATTTACACAACAGCTAAAAAAGCATGGAATTGATGCAGACAAAATGCATTCAGATAATGTTAAAGATGCTAAAGCCGCTAAAAAAAGATCTAAAGATGCTGATAAAGATTTAGCTGATTATAGAAAAAAAACTGGTGTTAATTCAGACCTTAAAGAATCTAAAGGACGTGATATCAATCACGTTGAAGATTTAGTAATATTTTATGGTAAGCAAGGCGGCCAACGAGCAGTCAATGCATTACGCAGTTTAGAAACAAGCCCACAAGACACTACTATTAAATGGGACGGCTCGCCAGCCGTTGTATTTGGTCGTGACGATGCAGGAGAATTTATTCTAACTGATAAAAGTGGATTTGGTGCAAAAGGTTATGACGGCAAAGTAAAAAGTCCAAGTGATTTACAAAAAATGTTCTTAAACAGAAAATTAAAAGATCCAAGTAAAAAAGAAGAACGTAAAGCATTTGCTAAAAAAATGGCAGGTATTTGGCCAGCATTTGAATCAGCTACGCCTGCAGATTTCCGTGGATTTATTGCAGGAGATCTTATGTATACTAGTACGCCAGGTCTTAAAGACGGCAGATTAGCATTTCAACCAAACACAACAATGTACTCAGTTGATCCAGATAGTGATATTGGCGGAAAAATTAGCCAAAGTAAAGTTGGCGTTGTAGTACATGTTCAAATGGATAGTGACGGTAATAAAAGTAAACCAGATACAACTAATTTCCAAGCAGGAGACTTACTAATACTTCCTCCAGTAACTATTAGCTCAAATCAAGATACTAAAGACTTTGCTGGACCGTTACAAAAATTAGAGCAAATGGTAGGCAGTGCTGGTTCTAGTATTGACTCACTAATTAATCCACCAGATGAACTAAAAATGAAAGATTTCCAAAACTTATTATATGCATACATTAACAGTACGGTTAAAAGTGGCGAAACTCCAGGCGCAGGCTTTGTTGAGTGGCTAAAAAATGCAAAGGTAAGTGATATTAAAAAACAACGTGTAGCACAATGGGTATCAGACAACAAAGATGGATTTAATTCATTATGGCAACTTGTCAATGGCATTTCTACTGTTAAAGATAAAATGATTGCAATGCTTGATAGTCAACCTGCAGAAATTGAAGCATACACAGACGGTCAACGTGGCGGAGAAGGCTATGTAGTTGGCAAGGATGTAAAATTAGTTAATCGTGCTGGATTTACAAAAGCAAATGCAACAAGGGAAAGATAATGGACAAGTATACAGCAAGCGAATGGGCATTAATTGAAGGTGGACACCCTCTTCCTGAAGATGACAAAGGGTTAAAGTTTTTTCAAGAGCTTGGCGAAGCACGTATGTTTAAAACTCGCGATCAAGTATCTAAATCAGGTGCAAATACTCTTACTAACCATATGTTTGCTAATTTATTAAGCTTGTATATTATGAGCAATGATTATAATTATGCTCCTGTAGCAAAAAAGTATGCAACTAAAACCGCATCTATGGGCGGATTTGGTAGACCTAGTCCAGGTGGCACAGATTTGTATCAAACTATTCATAGTTTAGAACACCCTGAGTATTTTAAAGGCGATGCAAAAGCATCAATGCACATGGGAAAGGTTAATGTTGACCAAGTAAAAGTTAAAAGATTTTTAAATGGTATTAAGACAGGAAACCTAACGCCACAGCAAGCAAGCTCATTTTTTATGAAGCTTGAAAGAGATTTAAAAATTACTGACCCCAAATTACGTGCAACACGTAGACTTGGACAAGATTGGTCAACTTTAAATTCACAACAACGCCAGTTAGTTGGTAATCATTTATCTAGATATTATCGTAGTGATGCAATGCGTAGCGATATGGCTCCGCTTTTTAATAATTTTGCTAAAGATAATAAACTAGTACTAACACCAAGCAAAACAGCTAAAATTGCAAAATCAATTGCACGTAAAGCTGGTTCGTTTGCAGCTGGTTATATGATAGGTAAGAATTTGGACGTTTAATGTCAACACAAACACAAGATAGCTACCAGATAATAACACTGGTAGATATTACTAATACTAAATGCACAAACCCAAAGGGTAACTCGCTAGAATATAAACAACAACAAAATCTTAATAGTTTTTTACAAACATTAAGTATGCGAGCGCAACCATTAAATATATCTGTAACTCAACAGAATGATCCACATTTGGGAGATTGTTGGATATTGCAATTTGATTGTGATATTAGTAAAGCATGGAATAGCGGAGATAATCCAATTCATTATATTAATAGTGACTTGCATAACATACCAGTAACATTGGGAGAGCAGTATATTGATACTGGAAATAATACCTATAACACGTATGTTAAAATTGTATAAGAATGCATAAATATATATGTATTGAGCTTGATGCTCTTTATTGAGAATATCAGCTTAGGTGAATTAAACCATGACAATATCAAGACTGGAGCGTGAAAATCTAGAGGCACATGTAGATTTGTGTGCGGAAAGGTATCGCGTATTGGAAGAGAAATTAATTAGATTAGAAGGCAAGGTAGATAACTTAGCTGATTCTATGGCAACTATGGCTGAAAAGCAAGTAAACGATAAAGTATCAGGTAACAAATTAGTTATTGGTGCGGCAGCAACGGTGATTGCTGGCTTATTGTCAACAATAGTATTATTGTTGTTAAACTTACAAAATATATCACCACTAATAGGCTCATAATGAAATTTTTAACAGAATCATATAATACAGTAGTATCAGAATCAAAAGTTGTGTTTGCTCGTCGTGGCAAATCAGTAATTAAGAAATTCCGTTGTACTGTTGGTAAGCGCAAAGGTCGTGTGGTAAGTAGTCCACAGGCATGTGTTGCTCCTTTTGACCTAAAAAAACGTTTTGTAATGAAACGTACTAAAGCTAGTAAAGGTGCTAGAATGTCTAAAAAAGCACAACGTACTAAGCGTACTAATCCAGCAAGTAAAATTGCCGCAAGATTAAATAAAGCAAGATAATCATATAACTAAATAATTTTCAACGTATATTATACAGCGTATGATTGTATTATGGATAAATAACTATACAACAGCTCTAAGGAAATAATAAAATGGAAATTAAAGGCGATTCAATCATTGACACAGTAATAGAATATGCTAGTATGAAGTTTGGTAGAGAGATACCAGCAGAAGAAATTAGTAAACAGCTTAGAGAGTTAAAGCTATCCCAGACATTGGATCTGGTTGATGCTATGAAGACTGAAGACAGTGACCGTTTCTTAGAACATATTGACATTACAATTGACGAAGCATACGGATCAGCAGGCACAGGTGCAGCAAGTAGAGCCACCCAACGTAAACAAAATACTTTAAATGCCCAAATGAATAGAGCAGATAAAAAAGATAGAGCAGTACGTGGCGGCGGCGCTGAAAGAACAACAGCAGGTGTAGGATCAGGCACAGGTATAAGAAAACCAGCAAGTCCAGAAGATGGACAAAGAGACACAAATACAGTACAAAGCCAAGGAAATGCAGACGAGATCGAACGTCTTAAATCATTAGTAACCAAGATGGCGTCCAAAAGATGAAACTTGTTGAAACACCAGGCGGTGTAAATGTATTTTTAAGTAATAGAGAATTCAAAATGTGGGAAGGACTTAGCACCGAACAATGCAAAGCTGACCTAAGTGAGAGAGAACAACATGTAGCACAAGAACTTGTGCGCAAAGGTGTAGTAACAAGATCAATCAGAGAAAAGAAAACTTATTATAGTCGCATCAGGAGCAGTCTTGGTGAGTGCGGAAATCATTAACAGGAGCCTACCATGTCATCACCAGAAACAAAAGCAATGCAAGATATCTTAGATAAACTTAGTAATGCACATACTAATCCAGAACCAAGATTATCGTCAGACGGTAAAGTTGTACCTAATAGCGTTAGTACAGACGCTAAAGAGATGTATAGTATCTTGGAAAAATTACAATCAGCAACAGCAAATACAGAGAGTGTAGAAACTGTTGTTAACGAAAGTGTTAGTTCTACAAATGATAAAAGTTTCACTATTGGCGGCATTAACGTAACACTAGACAAACGTAGTGTATACGGATATAAAAAAACATATTATACTATTTGTGAAGACGACATTCCATTATATACTGATTTGGCATTATTTGAAAGTACTATGGCAATTATTAAAGCAATGCTTTCTAATAAGTCATCAAGTTCAGTAGTAACCCGCATTGTAGAACTAGATGCACAGTATTCTAATCAATTTGATGAAGCTGCAGGCTATAAAAAACGTGCTAAAGTAATTACCGAAAGTACAAAATACGATGTTTATATGGCAAAGCACAGTGTTTCTGTAGGTAAAATGAAAAATATTAAAGCAAACATTAAAAAGTTACTTTAATTAGCCGCCTTGCATAAATACTATTATAACAGAAACTAGCGAGGAAAATTCTATGATTTTAAGTGATCTGCAAGAGAACGCATTTGCGAAGCTACAAAAAACACTATCAGAAGTGTTCGATGTAAACGTGAATTTTAAAGCGTCTAAAAACAAACTAACATTAATGTCAGAATCAACTGATACACGTATTCAACAAATGCGTGACAGTGGTATTGACCAATCAAACAAAGACTATCAAAAATTACTTCTTATTAAAGAAGGGTTAACAATAGCAATTAGCACAGCCAAGGAAGAAACAGTGAACAACATTACTGAATCAGCGGACCTAGATCAGGCCGAAGTATTATTAGCAGCTAAACAAATGGCCGACGATCTACAAAAGATGGCGGAAAATTTAGCAAGTATGCAAGTGGAAGACCTTATGTCAATCACTAATGCAATGAAAGAAGAAGTTGGAACAGCAGAAGCAGAAGCATTTAATGCCGCAGCAGAAGCAGCAATTGGATCAGCTCTTGAAGCAGTAAAAACTGCAAATGACCAAGTAAGTAACGCAGTGCTAACAGCACAAGGTCAACCAGTAACAGACA